CCGCCAGAACGTACTGGTTGAGATGTGCTTCAACATTGGCATCAACCGTATGAAAAAATTCGTTCGGATGTGGGACGCCTTGAAGGCCAAAGACTATCAAGCGGCATCCGATGAGATGCTGCAATCGCTCTGGCGCTCCCAAGTGGGCAAGCGGGCTGTCGCGCTGGCCGCAATCATGCGCGGCGATAAGCCGTGACCGCTATCCATTACGACCTGATCGACAAAGGCACGAAGGGCCGGCTGCTGTCGCCCCTGCTGTTTGACACCCCGATCAAAGGCTATGACGTAACACTACCGCAACCGCCGTGCCAGCTATACGAGGATGGCAGCATCCTGCTCGGCCACGGCTTTGAGTGGGACTTCGGAAGCGGTCCGGCGGTAGACACGCCAGCAATGGTGCAGGCTTCCGCCGTCCACGACGCTCTATGCCTGATGACCGACAAAGGCTTGCTGCCTTGGTCTGTTCGCGCTCAGTCTGACGGCTTCTTTCGGGATCAACTAAAAGCCAACGGCACCGGCTTTGCGCGTCGATGGTGGTGCTGGCTTGGTGTTCGTGGCTACAGCAAGACCGGCGCATATTGGAAACGCACACGATGAGCCAGATCCTACACATGAAAACGATTCTCATCCTGTTTGCTGTGCTGGCACTGGCCGGCTGTGCAAGCACTGAAGCTGTGCTGAAGGGCGTGGACTATGCCTGCGTGGACATTCAAGCCGATGGGCCGTGGACCGATTCAGGAATGCAGGGCAGAGGCATAGTGCTGCCTGAAGGCGAGACACTGACGGCTGAGACAATCGACAGGCTTTGTAACTAATCCCCAGCCAGCGCCTCGCAGCGCCCTCCTGTTGGTTTTGCCCACCAATGGCTGAAACGGGCTTCACATCGCTACTGAGTGGCGACCGATCCATAGGATCAAGACATGACGTGCAGTACAGAGCACTCCAATTTCCCGCCTTATAAAAGGGTCGAGATTGAAACGCTGATTCCTTACGCCAGGAACAGCCGCACGCACTCCGACCAGCAGGTGGCGCAGATTGCCGCCAGTATTAGAGAGTTCGGCTTTACCAACCCCGTCCTTGTTGACGCGGAAGGCGGCATAATCGCCGGGCACGGGCGCGTGCTGGCCGCTCGCAAGCTGGGCATGGGTACGGTGCCGGCCATAACGCTTTCGCATCTGACGGCCACGCAGCGCCGCGCTTACGTTATTGCCGACAACAAGCTGGCGCTTAACGCCGGCTGGGATGACGCAATGCTGTCGATTGAGATTGCAGAGCTGGCAGACACCGATTTTGATATGCCCCTGCTCGGGTTTACCGACGAAGAAATGAAAATGATTGTTGCCGGCGTTGAGGCGCTGGACGAAATGCCAAAGTTAAGGGATGGAGACCGCGAGCCGTTCCAACAAAAGACATTTACGCTCCATGATGAGCAGGCTTCTGTTGTTGATGATGCCATTACTCTCGCCCGCACCAATCCCTGCGCCGATACGGGGATAAACGAAAACAGCAACGGCAATGCTTTGGCGCTGATTTGCGAAGAATGGTTAGCCGCGAATGCCTAGCGCCAAAGACCTTGTTGTCAAGCCAATCACGGCGCAAAGCGCGAACGCATTGGTTAGGCGCGTCCACTACAGCGGCAAAGTCGTAAACAACAGCCAACTGCATTTTGGCGTGTTCCTTAACGGCAAACTTGAAGGCGCGATGCAGTTTGGCCCCTCTCTTGACAAGAGGCGGATGCTTGGACTGGTTTCTGGAACTGAGTGGAATAACTTTTTAGAACTAAACCGCATGGCGTTCAGCGATGTATTGCCGCGCAATAGTGAAAGTCGCGCTATGGCGGTGGCTTTTCGGCTGATTAAAAAACACTATCCGCATATAGAGTGGATAGTTAGCTTTAGTGATGGCACACAGTGCGGCGATGGAACTATATATCGTGCTTCTGGATTTGTGCTGACCGGCATCAAGAGGAACGATCAAATAATAAGGTTTCCAGACGGATTAATGGAAACGCGCTTGGTTTTAACTGATGCGCGCCGGCCTCGTAGGCTGGAGATGGCCAAGCGATACGGGGTAGCGGTAGGCGGTGGCTCATCACTGGCACCATTTTTGGCTATTGGTGCAAAAGCCTTGCCGGGCTTTCAATTGCGCTATGTGTACTTTCTGAATAGCGATGCTCGTGCACGACTTACCGCAACAATCCTTCCGTTCAGCGCCATAGAAGATGCGGGTGCCGGAATGTATAAGGGCAACAAAATATCGCGTGCAAAAGAACAGGAATCAGAGCACCCCTCTGATCTGGGCGGTGTATCTCCGACCTGCACGCTCCAAATTGGCGAGGTGGGCGGCAATGGCTCGCTCCCCGCACAAGCCTAGCCCGGAAAGCCGAGCACAGGTAGAGGCGCTGTCTGGTTACGGTGTAAGGCAGGACGAAATAGCCATATACCTGAACATTGACCCCAAGACCCTGCGCAAGCATTACGAAAAAGAGATCGACACCGGCCACATCAAGGCCAATGTAGGCGTGGCAAGGTCGCTGCATAAAAACGCAACCGAAGGCAACGTAACTGCGCAGATATTTTGGCTGAAGGCAAGGGCGGGATGGCGCGATAAACCAGAAGCGGGAATTGACGACGACCCGCTGCTACCAACTGCGATCACGGTAGAGCGAAACAATGCGCGTCTCCCTGAATGACCCCCAAGCAGACTTCATTGATCTGCCACACAGGTTCAAGGCGTTCGTTGCAGGGTTCGGCAGTGGTAAGACGTGGGTAGGCTCGACTGCTCAGTGCCTGCGGTACTACTCGCATCCACGCATTAACCAGGCGTACTACGGCCCCACGTATCCGCATATCCGGGACATCTTCTTTCCAACGATTGAGGAAGTGGCGGCCAACTGTGATTTGCGCGTTGAAATCATGGAAGCGAACAAGGAAGTACACTTCTACAGTGGCCGCCGGTATCGAGGCACCACGATCTGCCGGAGTATGGACCGCCCGGCCAGCATCATCGGTTACAAGGTAGGCCACAGCACGGTTGACGAGTTCGACACACTGCCGCCACAGAAGGCTAAGGACGCATGGCGCAAGATCATTGCCCGCCACAGGTGGGAAGGCGCAACGAATGGCGCTGATGTACTGACGACACCAGAGGGCTTTCGAGAGACTCACCGGCTTTTTGTCGCCGAGCCTGCCGAAAATTCTCTGTTGCAGTCTTCATACGGATTGATCCAAGCATCAACGCGGGACAACGAGGCCAATCTACCAGCTGGGTACATTCAGTCGCTGATAGAGACGTATCCCAGCGAGCTGATTGAAGCCTACATTGACGGCCAGTTCTGCAACCTGACCAGCGGCACGGTGTACAACAGTTACAACAGAGCCAAGCACGACTCACGCGAAACAATCCAAGACGGCGAACCGCTGTTCATTGGCATGGACTTCAACATCGGCAAGATGGCCGCCACGGTTTCCGTTCAGCGGTCTAACGGCTGGCACGCTGTTGCCGAATTGCGAGACATCTTCGACACACCGGCGATGGCAAGGCGCATTGCCGACAAGTGGCAGACGTTGCCCGACGGCGGAAGGCGTCGGATTGTTGTCTACCCTGACGCGTCAGGCGCAAGCGGATCAACGAAAGACGCCAGCACATCGGACATTGCGATATTGCAGAAAGCTGGCTTTGAAATTCGGGTTCGGTCGATAAACCCCCGCGTTCGTGATCGCGTGCTGTCGGTCAATAAGCAATTTGAAGCTGGCCAGTTGTGGGTGAATTCCCGCGAATGTCCAACAGTTGCGAAGTGTCTGGAGCAGCAGGCATATGACAACGGCGAGCCTGACAAGAAAAGCGGCTTCGACCACATGAACGACGCCACCGGCTACCCGATAGCCTATGAATTTCCAATTGTTAGACCAATCTCCCGCATCCAAATGGCAGGCACCTGATGGCAGCAAAAACGCAAGGGGTCAGAACGCAACACCCCGACTATCAGCGAATGCTGCCGCTGTGGAGCAAGACCAACGACGCGGCAGAGGGTGAGCACAAGATCCACGAAGCCGGCACGCTGTACCTGCCAAAGCTGCGATCAGAGACAGACACCGACTACGCTGCACGCAAAGACCGCACGCCGTTCTATAACGCGACCTGGCGCACCATATCAGGCTTGAAGGGCATGCTGTTCCGCAAGGCTCCGCAGCCTGATCTGCCGGCAGCGGTTCAGAGCTACCTGCTTGACATTGATATGGCCGGCACGCCGGTTGATATTTTCGCGCAGGAAGTCAGCGAGGAACTGCTGACCGTTGGCCGTGTCGGTGTAATGGTCGATTACCCGCAGGCCACCACCGAAGGCATGACTGTGGCACAGGCTGCCGCTTCTGGCCTTCGACCGATGCTGGCCAAGTACGCAGCGGCTTCAATAATTAACTGGAAGGTAGGCCGCATAAACGGTGCCCTACAGCTGACCTTGGTTGTGCTGATGGAATCGGCAGACGTTGCCGGGACTGACGAGTTCGCACAGACCACGGAGACCCGTTACCGAGTGCTGGACATTGCGGAAGGCAAGTACCGCCAGCGCGTGTTCAGAATTGACGACAAGGGCAATGACGAGCTGCTCACCGAAGTCTATCCAGCCATGCGCGGCAACAATCTGGCCGCAATTCCGTTCGTGATATTTAACGTGGATAGCCTTGGCGCTAGGGTGGAATCACCGCCGCTGCTTGATCTGGTTGAAATGAATTTGCACCACTACACGACCAGTTCCGATTATGAACACGGCTGCCACTTTTCCGGGCTGCCAACGCCAGTGATTACCGGCACCAATCCCGACGACAAAGAAAAA